CTTTTCATAACTAGTTTTACACCAGCTTGGGCAAGTTTGCATCTATGCACAGGCTTTCGCAGGATTTCTATATGTCATTATAGTATTCTACCATCCTTGACTCGTTTTGATTACGGCGTCTGTGCATTGTTGTGACAAAAATCTAGTCTTGTATAGACTATCATGTACTATTACCTTGACTTCTAATCCCAAGTTTAAGTATAACTATATTATTTCTTCCTCATTAGGTCTTTTCCCTCTTATTCCAAACAGGTTATCATCACCTAACATTAACGCTTTAGACACATCTGCTTTTTAAAATATGTAATTGAAACATAGCGCATTAATTAAAGTGTTGCCTAAGCTAGTGTTGGGATCTCCTGAACTTCTAGTGTAATCTAAATGCATTCTAAATAACATTTCTTTGTGTTTAGTGGTTGTTATCTTATGGTTTTGGTTAACCAATGATTCCCACAACACTGATAGGTATTCATCATCAAATTCTTAACCATCTAAGGCCGAATATATCTCGAAGGCCTATTTATAAAAAGCCATTTCTAATTTGTGATGTAATTCTTATTATGTTGAATCATATTTTGAAAAATCTAGTTCCAAATAATAATCATATTCTTACAATTCATCATAATAAACTTATCCTAGCTACTAGCTATTTAGACCTGATGCATACACTACTCCTTTTTCCAATATTTGCAACTTAAACCAATTCTTCATACTTTTGAAGAAACTTTATTACATTAGTGATAAACAGTCACTATGGGACACCTATATTGCTCTTGAGGAGAATTCTTCTTTATACAATTGTTCAGTTTTGATCATAACTTACCTATTTTAGTCCTATTAGAATTGGACCATCAAAGGGATATTAGCTTCTTTAAAATCTTTTAAAGCTATGGTGTATCTTTAATACAGTTTATGATTACCGGCATCTTTATAGTCCTAAACTATTTGAGCCATAGATTTGTATTGGTCTTAACTATCAATCTCAGGGATTTGAAGCGCAAAATCTTCAAATTTAATTATAGGCTTAGTTTTCTTTTGAGCATTTCTGTTCAAATTACAGTTAAGGATTGCCTACAAACTTTTAGCGTCTCCATTATATTTCCTAATATTGTTCACAATTGGTCCCATACTAATGTAGGGAGGATTTCTATTCTTCTAATCATCTTATATGATTTCTTATTCCAATTGTTATAAGTTAACCACTCTATTGTTGTGAGCCTTTTCTTTCATCAACTTGATCATCCGCTTGATATGCGATTTCCGCTTAGGCCTATGGCCTTCCATTGATTCATCCGAATCTTCACAAGACATAACTATACTGTCTGTGAGAACTACGGGCATCACTTAATTCA